ATGATAGTGAGCCCGAGGAGGAAGTATAAATAATGATTTCTGATAGAGATAGACAATTATTGACAGAAGCTGGAAAAGAATATATTTTAGATGCTGTAATTCATAGTAAAAAATTAAAAGAGAAATTAACACCTTCTGAGCATAGAAATTTATCTCATTATGTTAATGAATTAACTTATGAAGAAGTTATATCTATAACAATAACTGAGGATATAAGAAAATTCGAAAGTGGATTTTCTAAATTCCTTAAATATAGTTTAGCTGCGATTGCTGGTATGGCTGTTGGTGGTATTGGGTTAGCTGTTCCGACTGTTGCTATGTTTACATTATATCTATATCGTAAAGCAACCGATACATGTGAAAAATCATGTTTTACACCTAGATTTTTTTCATCGGAAAGAAAAATTTGTAAGCTTGAATGTCAATTAAATGCAGCAAGAAAAATGGCAAATGATCTTAATTCACAAGTTTCTAAATGTAGTACATATTCAAATCCAAAAAGATGCGAGCACAAATTACAAAATGAACATATAAAGTGGGTAAAAAGAGTTAGACAGTTAATAGTCAGATTAAATGCTGCAAAAATGGTTGCAAACGAAAAAGAGCGAAAAGAAAGATTAAAACAACAAAAGAAACAAACAACTATGGATAACATTACTATTACAAGAAGTGGTGACACAATAATAGTTTCTGAAAGTGATGATAACAAAGAGTTTCATTTTGAAGTTGACCCAAAAAAAGAAAGGAATGCACGAATTGTTTTATATTTGGGGCTTGGAGTTTTACCTATTCCATTCTTTAATGATATTATAAATTATATAATAAAAAAATATAGTTTTGGGTGTGCTGGTAAATGTGTTGCCCAAATGAAAGTTCCTAAAGATGTTTGTTATGCCCAATGTGCGTATTTGGGTGCTAAATACGCTGTTGATTTACTTAAAAAACAACTTCCTAAATGTGATAAATCAAAAAACACAATTAAATGTAAACAAAAAATATACAATTTGTTAGAAGATTGGGAACAACGTAAAGTTGAAAGAAAAATGAAATTCGAACAACTATTAAGAGATAAATTAAGAGACAGGAAAGAACAACAAGATAAAATAATGGCTAAAAGGCAACAAGGAAATCAATAATGGCAATTCAAAACTATCAAAGAATATATGAGTATATTCATGAATATCAAAACCTTGTTTATGATTACTATAGTAAACATGTTGTTGCATTTTTAACAACTTATTATAATTTAAATGTTTGTGATACGATTTGGGAAGATGAAAATATTATGGGTGGGGCGTATGAACCTGTTGGAGATTTATCTGGAATAAAAAGAAATAAAATTTTAGTTTTACCATTATATTATTCAGAGGAATACACAACCGCTTTTGATGCTCAAGAAACTGGCTATATAAAAGAGAATGAAACTACATTTGTAATGCCAAGTACATATAATTTTAAACCATACCCAAATGATATTATAAAGTTAGAGCAAGATTTTTTGAGTCCAAAGAAAGATACATACCCATTGTTTATTGTTACAGGAGTTGATATACATCCAAACACTGAAAGAAGATTTTGGAAAATAAAATGTAAAATATTTCAAAGTAGAGAGTTAGAAAGTGTGGAGGCTCAAGTTGTTAACACATTTTCATTTGTTGAATACGATAAAAAAATACATACATTAGAGGACTCACAGTTTATTGCTAGATTATTATATAAACATTCTTTATTAAAGCAATGTTTAAATAATTTATATGATAGTCGTTGTGGGTATTACTTTACACCACGCCAGCCAGTTCAATGTTAGGAGATAACTAATGAGCGAGACTCCATTATCAAGTCAAATCTATCTTTCAAGAGACAGTATTCGTGAACAGATAGCAGTAGAAGTTAAAAATTATATGGAACTCAACAATGTTGATCTTACGAAATCTTCATTCTTGAGTTTTATGATTGATACAGTATCAACCCTTACAGGTAATTTATTATTTTATCAATTGTCAACATATAGGGAATTCTTTTTAACTAAAGCACAATTACCTGATTCAATTTTAAATTTATCATCATTTCTTGGTTACAATACAAGAGAAGCAACACCAGCAAGAGCGAATGTTTTAATCACTGTTCCTTTTGGATTCGATGATCCTTCTAGTCAATTTATAATTCCTGAAGGATTTGTTTTTAAAGCTGAAAGCACAGAATTTAGAACATACTACAATACAACAATAACAGTCACCAATAATTCATCTGTATTAATTCAAGTTGCTGAAGATAATAAAAGATATACTCTTCCTTATTCTATATCTGAGGGTGCATTTAATTTTGTTTTACCTCTTACTCAAGTAAAAGAAGTTGTTCAAGAATTTCAAATTGATAGTGATACACAACAGTTTCAATTTGTTATATTAGATGTCCCAATAAAGGGAGAAGTTGCTGCCCTACAAGTTGAAGTTCAAAATCCTGGAAGTGCAGGGTATACAACATGGACCGAATATAATAGTTTGTTTCTTATGGGGTCTACTGATAAAGGATATGTTTCAAGGAGAACAGATTCGGGAAGAAGATTGACTTTTGGTAATGGACTGATAGGAACTCAACCTGAACCTGGATCTAATATTTTAGTAACAATTTTAACAACTGAAGGAGAGGACGGGAATGTAATTGCAGGGTCTATAAGAGCTGGAGAAAGAATTTATATCTCAACTCTTGCTGGTATTAATCAAGTTGTTTCATATGAAGTTGTTAACGCATCACCAGCATTTGGTGGAATAGATGAAGAGTCACTTGAAGACGTTAGAAAAAATTCAATTGATTCAATAACATCTTTGAGCAGACTTGTTACAGAAAATGATTATAAAAATATTAATGTTGTTGTTCCTGAGTCTCCTCTTGCACAAAATTCAGTTCCTGTTTTAAAGAGATCAGATTTGCAAGTAAATGAAATTGAATTATTTAGTGGTATCATCTTTGGAACAGCTACAGAAGAAGTTGATAATTTGGCCCCTACAAGAAATGAAGTTATAGAAATCCCTTATGGGCAATTAACAATACCAAGAGATACTGAAATTCAAAGAGGTGATGACACATATTATACCATGTTTGAATTATCAATAGATACACATAATAAAGTTGCCCAATATGAATATCTTATCTATGAAGTTGAAATATTACCAGCTTTGGAAACAAGTTTTGGATCAACATATGATTTATATTGTGACAATTTAGAAATAACAAGAGATGGGAACGATGGTGTATTTAAACTTTATTATAAATCTTCAGAAGTAGATTCATATTTAGCAACATGTGAAATGAAAATTGCATCAAGTGGTTCTATAAAAACGATGACAAATGATTCAACTGGTGGGTATTTTATTTATACTTTTACACCATATACTAACATTCCATTAGGGAATCAGAAATATACATTTACTATAAAAGACCCAAGTGCAAATGATATTGGTCAATATGCAAATGAGGTAGCGTTTAGATCAGATTTAAGTACATTTATGAGATCTAATTTAAAAACAGATGGGACTACTGTGACTGTTTATGATATTCCAGTTGTTGAAAAAACATATTATGATAGTATAAACAAAAGGGATTTTGAATTAGAAGTTTTACAAAAATTAGTTACCTCCATGGACTTAACTGATAGCAAAATGTTAACAGATTTTACAAATATAAAATTTACAAATACATATGGGTTATTAGATAATATGAAATTGAATCAACCAACAATTTCTTCTGTTGTAGATATAGTAGATACTTTACCAATAGGTTGTAACTTAAATGATAGATATATTTTTGCCCCATGTTGCGGTGATGATCCAAATCAAGATAATGTTATTAAATGTATTGATGCAACAGCTGGTATTTTTATTTATGAAAAACCTGTTGCTGATTCAGTAGTTTATGTTGTTGATAAAGATGATAATTATATATATTCTGATCGTGGATGGATTTCTTTACCATCATACACTATTCCTTTACAAATAGAGATAGAAGTTTTTAGATCAAAAACTTTTAGTGGTACTGTTGTTGCATTAATTGATACTGTCAGAGAAACTTTATATGAGGCATTTAAAGATAGGTTTGGTGGAAATACTACAATATATAGATCAGAGATTATTGATATAATTCAAAACATTGAAGGTGTAAGTCATTGTAGATTAAGAAAACCAGAAACAAGTATTTTCTTTAACTTTTCTTTACTTGATTTAACACAAGAACAACTATTAAGATATGGACCAGAATATGTTTTCTTCTCAAAAGACACTATCTCAGTTAGGGTAATATAAAATATGAAAGAACTTTTAGAAAAATCAAAAATAAATTATGCACAACTTAAATCTTTTATTGTTAAAACTGTTGCGAAAAATTTAAGTTCGCTTTCAGAACCTTGTTATTTCCCTGAGTTAAAAAAGAATTTATATGAATTTTTAAAAGTTTCTGGATTGGAAGAAAAAGATATTAGAGAATTTGCTAGAAGAAGATGGAAGGGAAGAAAGGAAGCTAAGTTTAATGTTGTTATGGACCCTGCTGCAAACTTTTATATTTTTCTTTTACAATATTTTCTTGACAAAAAAGATACTGTTGCTTATCAACACATGATGGTTATGTATATGATACGTCAATATTCAAATCTTATGCATAAACATTTTAAATTTTGTAACCCAGATGTTTTTCAATATGCACTAGAGACACTTACTAAAACACATTTATTTGCCAGAGAAAGAACAATATCAAATGCTATTTATTATATGTCTCAAGAAATGATGAGAAGATGGACTACCTCTTTAAAGAAAAATGATTTAGATCAAATTGGAAAGTTCATGCAGGAGAGTCGTCATAGAATTTCTCAAAGTGTCAAGAGCTTTGCACAAACCTATTATGCGGCATCTGAAAAAGGCCAAGGAATTAAATCAGATGAGACTGCAACTGATTCTGCTGAAGATGATGAAAATTCATATCAAGAAAAATCAACTGAGAAGGGTATTAGAATAATTGAGGATATTGTATCTAAAATAACAATCTATAGATATAAAGATGTTCAAGCGCAAGAGAAAGCAAGAATGTTATCTAAAATTAATGCCTCTCTTGCAACTCAAATTGTTAACAAATTAAACAACACTAAATATTCTGATATATTAAGATTAATTTTAAAGAAATATATTGAAGAATTAAATAGTATGAGTAAATTATGCGGAAAATCTTATACTGATCATGTTAGACAACTAATGTCACTTAAAAGAACAAAGATGAAAATTTATTTTAAGCAACAAATAAATATTTTAATATTAGACCTTCTGAAAGATTTTGATTATTTAGAAAAGTATAATAGTCAAACAAACCAAACACAGTTTTTAATAAATTTATTTTTAGCTTATTACTTGACTATGATATTAAAAAATACTCTATGTATTTCTTCAGGTAAATAATCCTCCCGGTGAAGCCCCAACTAAAGAGTTTTGTAATGATACTAAGGTTGGAGAAATTCTAGATCTGTTTTGTGAATCTGTAACTGTCTGTGCTCTCATTCTTTTTATTGCTTCATTTTTTGCAAGAAATTCTTTACTATATGGGTCTTCTCCTCTTGAACTTTTTATTGTAACTTGTGGGCCTTGGCTTAAAACTCCAGCCAGTTTACTTGCTGATTCATTCATCTGATTTCTAGTATAGTATCCATCCCCCTTTGCATCTCCTTCTTCTAATGAAGCTAAGTATTTAGCAACAGTTGGTCTTGTTGAATTCATATCCGCTGTCTTCTCATCCAAAACCATTGTTCCATATAAACTTGTAATATCTATTCTAACATCTACCATTGCTAACTTTTTATTGAATGATACTTGTTGTTGATCCCCACCTTTTACAACAGTTACATTTGTTATAACAGCAGGGTCTAATCCATAAATTCCTTTTGATTTAATTCTATGAAAAAATGGCCAGTTAAATGTCTTTCCATCTGTTGATCTTGGAATTGCTAAACATAAAATAGCAGCCAACGGACCAATTATATGATGTTGCGTGGATACTGGATTACCAGGACTTGGATTATATAATCTTATTGTTGCTGTGTATGATGGTGTATACCCACTGTTCTTCCAAATCTGTGGAAAATCAACTCTTGCACCAGCAACTAATTCGTCAAGGGTACTTAAACTTTTTTGCATAAACTCACTTTGATTACCAAGAGAATTTTTTAATTTGTCTAGCCCTTCAAATGCTGCTCTTGCCCCACCACCAACTCCTTCTAAAACACCACCAACCATTCCTCCTATATCCTTACCAGTAGTTTCTAATGATGTTCCTAAGTTAATACCTCCTTGTATACCACTTCTTGCCCCTGTCATTTGAGCCAATTGCTGCATACCACCTGAAGCAACATCAGTAAGAGATTGTAAAAATGTTTCTCCATATTCATTAGTAAAAGAGTCAGTTGGAAAGTTGTCTGCTATATATGCAAGTTTTAATGGTTGTTGAGATAATGTATACCCAAGATTACCTAAAATTTTAGTATAAGTGTCCCATGCATCATCTACTCTAAACAATGTTAGCCCTGATTCAAAATATGGTTCCCCAGGCATAATTTCCATTACTGGCATACTATTTATAATCATTGTATCGCTTACATGAGTTTGTGGAGGTAATCCAAAGATTCCGCCAAAAGGATTTAAATTTATTGCCATCTCAAACCTCCATTAATTTATATTAGCTAATGCTACAGTGTTTGCTCTATTCTGTGCAGTAGAGAATGTTGGATTTCTCCCCCCACCACCATTATTATTAACCACTGTATTTTTTGTTAGGGCATTAGATATTCTTGACATTATACTATTTGATGAAACTATTCCTGAAGTTGCACTATCCTCACTAGATTTTTCTAATGTTGTATTTATTTTATTTAATGATTCCAACATTGCCATATTTAAATTTGTTTGGACAACATCTAAATTGCTTTGTCCATTTATGGCTTTTCTTACTTCATCATCTGCTGGAACTCTTAACCCACTATTCTCACGGAGACTATCTGATGAGCTAACCATTTTTCCTTCTTTGAATGTGGCACGATGGGTATATTTAAATTCAGAAGGATCAGCATTTGGATTTTGTTCTTTCCATCTTTTAAATGCCTCTTGTGGAGACAAACCACCAGCACGTTCAGACATTTCTCTTATGTATTCTTTTTTCTTTCTTATTTGTTCGGAAGTCAATGATCCAGCAAAGCCTTTGTTCATTTCTGCGTATGTATTACCTGGGTCACCAAACTCTCCTGCTTTTAATTTTCTTTCAAACTCCATTTGTTTTTCATATTCTGTAAGTCTCTTTTTTGGTGCTCCTGCTTTTGCTTTTGCTTCTATTGATTTTTTATCATTTTCTTCTAGAGTGGCTTCTAATTTATCTGCAAGTGTTCCTTCATGAACATCTTTAACAAATTGTTTTGTTCCTTTTGCAAACTTTTTAAGTCCTTTATATATAGGTCCAATAATAGGTGTATTTGATAATGAGTCATCTATCCATGCCCCTATATCTTTAAACAGTGTAACAAGATAATTAATAGGTGTCATTATAGTAGCAAATGCTGATTTTATACCTTCCTTTAATTGTTTAGGGTCGAATAACATTCCAAAGAAATCTGATACCATGCTACCAAAGGCTTTAACTTTTTCCCACATCTTTCCAACAAATCCAGGTCCTGATAAGAAACTATCAATATAACCAAAAAGTTTCTTTCTTATATATTTATGCACAACCCAGAAACTTTTTAGACCTTCTTTTAATAACTTAAATGGAAATGTTACAACGTTCCAGATTCCCTTTATTAGTTTTCCTATTCCTGATAAAGCAGAAGATATAACTTTAGAAATATTTTCACCGCCAACAAACCCTAATATGCCTCCCGCTATTGCTCCAATTGCACCACCAATAGCAAGACCTATCGGACCCCCAAACGCTCCAATTGCTGACCCTAAAGCTGCACCTTTTAATGCGCCATGTTTTGCTCCT